CGAGGCGCTAATTGCGCTGATGGAGGAAATCGTCGATGCCACAAGCACGAAAGAAGGCTTGACGGATTTGGGGCTGACGATGAACTGCCTCGGTGTGTTCCTAGCCGACAGACTGGTCGCGCTGGACTACACGCTTAGAGCGACACAAGGGGTAGAAGATCATTTCCACACCAAGCTGTTAAACAACCTTCTCGCGGGATATCGCCTCCGGCTGAAGGTAGACACTATCACCGACAGTCAGTTTGAAGCCTTGTTGAAAGCGGGGCCAACCCGGCAATGAGGAAGCCGCAAGAGGAAACGCCAGAGCAGGAGAGCGACTTCGGCACCCCCGAAGCCCGCCACCAAGCCTCGTGGGTCATCGAGCAGCTCGACCCCAACAACCGGAAATCAAAACGCATCCGGATGGAGGATAACATCGAGTGGTACATCAAGCGCCATTACCTGACCCAGCCCTACGCGGACGCCCTCGTGCGCTACAGGGACGATGCTTACCTTGCCGGCGTGTTTCCTCCTTGCATCGGCAATTACGATCAGAGGGTAACAGGGGGGCGATCGGAGCTGAGTGATGTCCGGCTTGCCTCCAAGGCCAGGAGAGACCACGCCATCCTCCTCCTCACAAAACTGAACAAGCGCGCGGTGGCCTTAGTCGAAGCCGTGGCAGTAGACGGCAAGCACGCCGGCCCTTATTTCCAATCAACAGGGATGGGGACGCCTAACGAAGCCCTGACCCTGCTCGTGCGTTGCTGCGAGGCGCTTGCCAAACACTACGGGCTCATCAAGTAAAGAAAGCGGACTATTTTTAACACAATGCCGCTTGTTTGTTAAAAAGACTTACATTAGCCAAACGGTAACGGGCGGTTTTGTGCCTTCTGCCCGTTCTACCTTAGGTATCTCCCTGTACCTCCTGGCCCCGGCGATAGGTTGACGCGCATCACGCTGTCATTCCAAGGCCGGGGCCTTTTATTTCAACCCACCCGTAAGCACACCCCAGCGTGCAAGCTTATGGAGGCGAGACCATGACAACCAATGCCCTCGGGCGCCCCTCAATCTACACGGACGAGCTTGCTCAAGACATCTGTGATCGCATCTCCTGCGGACAGACGTTGACCTCCATTGCAAAGATGGATGGTTATCCCGCACTGACCACCGTATTCCGCTGGTTGACGGAAAAGGAAGACTTTCGGGAGAACTACACACGCGCAAGGCTTAATCAGGCCGACCATTCCGCGGATTATCTGGTGGACATTGGAGAGCAAGTTATTCACGGACAGATTGCGCCAGAACAGGCTCGGGTGGTGGCAGACATCCACAAGTGGACCGCAGCAAGGCGCGCCCCCAAGAAATACGGCGAGCGGCTCGACCTGACCCAGACCGCCACATTCAAGACCGTGACTGACAAGCCCCTGACACGCGAAGAAGAGCAAGCGCGCTGGCTGGCTGAGTTCGGGAACAAAGCCCCTGAGTGATTTCGCGTGGCGCCCACAATGGGGGCCGCAACAGGCATTTGTGCAGAGCGAGTTCTTCTTCGACATCCTGCTAGGCGGTGCGCGCGGTGGGGGAAAGACGGACGCCTGCCTCGGCGAGTTTGCCCTGCACGCTTTGAAATACGGACCCAATGCGCGGGGCGTGTTCATGCGCCGGGAGATGCCACAGGCGGACAGCTTGATCGACCGCAGCCATCAGATCTACGCGCCCATGGGGTGGACGTATCACAAGATGGAGCGGCAGTGGACGAGCCCGCACGGCTCGATCCTGAGGTTCCGGCCTCTTGAGGAAGACCGGGACGCTGAGAAATATCAGGGGCAGTTCTTCAGCCGGGTGTATCTCGAGGAGCTCACCAATTGGCCGGCACCCAAGGCGCCGGACAAGATGAAGGCAACCTTGCGATCGGCGGCGGGTGTGCCTGTCGGGTTCAGGGCGACTGCAAACCCCGGCGGCCCGGGGCACCATTGGGTGAAGCAGAGATATATTGATCCTGCCCCTCAAGGCCGCGTTGCGCTGGTGGACGAGGCAGGACGCAAGGAGCGCCTGTTTATCCCCGCAAGGGTGACGGACAACACGGCGCTGATAACAAACGACCCGGAATACGTGGAGCGTCTGAAGCTCTCGGGGTCGAAGGAATTGGTTCGCGCGTGGCTTGAGGGCGATTGGGCGGTTATCGACGGTGCGTTCTTCGACAACTTCAGTTCAGCGAGGCACATTGTCAGGCCCTTTGAGATCCCGAGGCAATGGACGCGGTTCCGCGCGATGGACTGGGGCAGCGCCGCACCTTTCTGTGTCGGATGGTACGCTGTTGCTGGAGACGACCATGCACTCGGCGACGGGCGAACCCTGCCGCGTGGTGGACTTGTTATGTATCGAGAATGGTACGGTGCTAGCGGTCCAAACGTCGGTCTCAAGCTTAACGCATCGGATGTTGCTCGTGGAATTCATGAGCGTGAAGCACTAGACCCGGAAATTGACTACGGGGTTCTGGATCCGGCAGCATTTGCGCAGGATGGGGGACCGTCCATTGCAGAACGGCTCCGCTACAAGCCTTGGGAGGTAAGCTTCCGCCCGGCGGATAACAAGCGGGTGGGAAGCCTCGGGCACTTTGCGGGGTGGGATCTGGTGCGCCACAGGCTGGATGGCCAGGCGCCAGAGCGGCCCATGATCGTTTTCTTTGACAACTGCAAGGACACGATCAGGACGCTTCCCCTTGTTCAGCACGACTCGGCGCGGGTGGAAGACGTGGACACCAACAGCGAAGACCACGCGGTGGATTGCCTGCGGTATGCGTGTGCTTCAAGGCCCTGGGTAAAGGCGGTGGAGAAACCGGATCAGCCGGTGAGGGGGCTTGAGGTTGTAACGCTCAACCAGCTCTGGAAGCGGCAGGGGCAGTTGAAGGGAAACAGGCTTTAGGAGACTTTCATGGCAAGCAAGAAAGAAGACAATCGGGACATTTTCGAGAAAGCTCTGCAGGAAAACGCTGCACAGCGTGACGAAATTGAGCAGCAGCGGGAGTATTACCTGCGCAAGAAATTTCCTGAGCAAATGGATAAGAAAGATCGGGGCTTTGCAAACCTATCGGGCGGCCTGGCAGGCGCTATTCTAGGCGCTAACGCGGGTATGTATGTCGCAAGCCGTTTGAAGAAACGGCCGAAATTCTTATGGGACAATGACTATCCATCTTACTCCCGCGCTCAAGCCGCGGGGCTGATTGGCGGCGGCACGGCAGGCGCCATTGGTGGCAGCGAACTTTTCTACGACGGAAAGAAATTGAGAAATAAAAAGTTCATGGAAAGTTATGAGCGCAAGCGCCGCAAGGAATAGCAACAGCTCATGGGCAAGAAGAAGTTCCGCAAGGGCGACCTTAATTGGGCCGAGCGCAATCTCGTATACCCCTTGGCGCGCGGGGTGGATCTTGCTGCTAACGACTGGTTCGGCGAGCGCGGCCTTGCAAGGGGGTTGACCCAGCGTGCGGGCCTCCCTGCCTACGAGGAAGCCTTTGCCGATCAGGAGGACAACGACTTCGCCAACTTCGCGGCTGAGGTTCCTCGCGCAATCCTCTCTGCCGGCCCTCTTGGCCCCGCGGCGATGGGTGGGCGGGTTCTTTCCATGACGGCGGCCGGTACGCTAGCGGGAACGGCGCGTGACCCCGGACGGGGCACGGATGAGCAGCAAGCCAAGACGCGCATGTGGAACACGCTGATGGGCGGAGGGGCAACAGCCGCCGGCGGCGCGTTAGGCCCGGCCCTTGGCCGACTGCCCTATCAGATCTATCACCGGGTGCGTTACCCGGCAGCGAATGCAGCCATGAGGCAATACATCGGGTCTACGGAAGCAGCCGGGCAGATGCTGGCCAAGGATCCAGCCGCAGCAGGGCGCGCGGCAGAGACGCTGCCCAAGTGGTCGGGCAAGAGCTACAGGGCGCAGCCAGCGGATGCCTTTGCAGAGCGTCTGCAGGGCCTGAAGCCTGGGGATGTGTTCAAGCCGGGGCGCCCCATGAGTTCATCTGCAAGGCCGGAGACGGCACAGAGATTTGCCGGCGAAGTTGGCAACAAGGGGCCGATGATCGTCATCCGGAACAAGTCCGGACGTGACGCGCGGTGGCTTGCTCCCGATGAGCAGGAGATCATAACCAACCCGAATGCGAGTTATCGCGTGCTCAGTGTCACGCGGGATCCAAATACGGGCGCGGTAACGCGCATGGAGATCGAAGAGATCGGGCCTTCGATGAGCTTGGGGCGAAGGGCAGTGCAGGGTGTCGTGGAAACCGGGCCTCAGGCGAGCGCTGCCGGGTCTTATGCGTCCACCATGTCTGCAGCCGATCGTATCAACGCCCGGGCTGAGATGGAGCGTCGGGCAAGAGTGAAGGGCAGGCCTGCCATTCGCAAGTCTGCGCCTTGATCTGTCTACACTCTGAGATTGACCGGGCAAACCTGTGCCGCCGGGATGGTGATGATGTATTTGCTTCCCAAGTGGTCGTACACGCATATGCGGTTCAATCCATCGACGTATGAGTATTTGAAAAACGCCACGCCAGCATGAGCCGCTCCCGTGGCGAGCAAGCTAAGTGCAACTGCTGCAATTAATCTTTTCATGTTTGGTCTCCTCGTGAAAGTAAAAGACACACAAGGGGTCAACTTAGGCAAAATTGCGGCGGCGTGAAGCGCAGGAACACACTTACCGCTTGGTAGAGCCATCATTTCCTGACAGCCGTTGCCGCAAACTGACAGAGGAAATCCATGTCTGAATATGAAAACCGATATGACGACCAGGAAGACGAGACGAATTACGCACCATATATTGTTGCGGCTTTGGGCGGCGCCGGCGGTCGTTTGATTGGCCGCAAGCTAGCCGGCAAGGCGGGCAAGGTAAAAATCAAGGGCAAGAAGGGCAAGGGCGGCGGGAAGTCTGCCGGCGAATTGCGCTCTGATAGGTTTGCAAACATTGGCACGGGCGCGGGTGCTGCATCCGGTTATGCGCTGGGAGGCCTTGCGACAGGCGACGAAAGCGTTCGCCAGACCTTGGACCGGGTTATCGAGGCTCGCGATGCCGTGCGCGATGCGGGGGAGCAAGTTGCTTCGCCAACAGGCAGGCAGATTGCATCGGATGCATTGCGTTATGGGGGCGCGTTGACGATGTGGGCCGGGATCCCTGCGGCCTACCGCATCATGAGGAAAAGCGCGAGGCACATACAGCGCGGCACTCGGCCTAAAACCGACACCGATTTGAAGAGGAATCTGAAGACGGCTGGGAAATACGGCGCAGCAGGTGCGGCCATGGGGGCAACCGGAATTGCCATACAGCCTGAGCAGCGCCAGCCCTACAGCGCGTACGACCTTCTTCCAAACCCCTACATGGACAGCTACCAGCCCGATTATAACCGCAGGCGCTAGGAGACACTCATGCCATTGATTTCCACTGTGGCCGGCGGCGAGGCTTCCGACACCTTCCAATACACCAACATAAGCAGTGCAACGACCACGACCTGCAAGAGCGGGATGGGGACGCTGATCCGGATCGTAAACAACCGGAAGGTCGCCAATGGCGTAATCACCGTTTACGACAACACGGCCGGTTCCGGGACGGTTATTGCGACCATTACCAATCCAGCCACCCTTCTCGACAACGCACAGGTGTTTGAGTACGGCGTCGGTTTCGATACAGGCCTCACGATTGTCACCACCGCGGCGGACAATCTTACCGTTGTCTGGAGGTAGTACGTGGCGCCTGTTGTGGACCCAAAGCGGCAGGCGGAGGAAGATCGCGCCACCTTCAAGAGGTGGATGGACGAGATCGAGGCCACCAAGAAGGTATTCCGCGAGTATCAGGACCGCTGCAAGCGGATCCTGAAGATCTACAAGGACGACCGCAAGCGTACAGACGCCTTTGACGAGGCGAAGCAGTCGCACAAGCTGAACATCCTCTGGTCCAACATCCAGACCTTGCAGCCGGCCCTGTACAGCCAGACACCGACGCCCAATGTCTCGCGCCGCTTCCTCGATCGGGACCCTACAAGCCGGGCAGCAGCGATGATCCTGGAGCGCAACTTGCGCACTGCGCAGGAGCTCTGCGATTTCGACTACGTCATGCGCCGGGTGCGGGATGACTATCTCCTGTGTGCGCGCGGGATTGATTGGGTTCGCTTTGCGCCTGAGATGGGCAAGGTTCCCATGCGCGAGCCTGTAACGCGGGTTCAGCTCGAGGGCACGGGGCAGAGCGTCTTCCGGCCTCTGAGGGGCGGGGAGCCGATCCCGGCCGATCAGGTGAAAGAAGACGAAGAAGGCCTTTACTACGAGAGCGACCCTGAAGAGCAAATCCTGGCCTATGGCTTGGCGCTGGACCACGTTGTGTGGTCGGACTTCCTGCACGAGCCCGTCAACGATTGGTCCAAGGTAAACTGGGCAGCCAAGCGGGTCCTCATGAAGCGGCCCCAGCTCATAAAGACCTTTGGCGACAAGATCGGGCGCAAGGTAAAGCTCAACAAGACCTACAACGGCAAGCAGGCGGACGAGTATTCTTCCGATGAGAAGAAGAAAGCCGATTGCGCCGAGGTGTGGGAGGTCTGGGACAAGGGGCGCCGGGAGGTTCTCTGGGTCTCGGACGGGTATGAAGACGCGCCCATCAAGAGGCAGCAGGATCCGCTGAAGCTTACGGGGTTCTTCCCCTTTCCAAGGCCGCTCTTCGGTACACTGACAACCGACAGCCTTATTCCGGTCCCTGACTACGCCCTTTATCAGGACCAGGCGCAGCAGATCGACCAGATCACGGATCGCATCCGCCTTCTCATCAAGGCCTTGCGGGTCGTTGGCATGTACAATGCCGAGGCGTCCGACCTCTCGCGCCTGTTGGGCGAGGCGGACGAGAATGAAATGATCCCGGTTGAGAACTGGATGGCTTTTGCCCAGTCTGGTGGCTTGAAGACCAATATCGACTGGCTGCCGATCGAGCAGATACAGGTGGTGCTGAACGGTCTTTTCCAGGCCCGTAGCCAATTGAAGCAGGACCTATACGAGGTCACGGGCATCTCGGACATCATCCGCGGG